GTTGATATGGAAGCTCTAGTTAAAGCTACTCTTTCTTACGAGGCTTATTTTTATTCTAACACTAAGCGTTCCATTAAGGAAAGATTGCACACTTGGAGAGAGGCAGTAAACGGTCTTGATACCTGTTCTTTTTCACATGGAATAAATGTCTCCACTAGTGCTGGTTTTCCAATGAATGTTCAAGGGAATACCAATTATAAGAAGTGGCTATTTGAGAAAGGTAGGGAAGGTCCTATTTTTGAAGAGAGACTCGAGAACGTTATTGAAAAACTCGAGATTGAAGTCTTCAAGATGCAGAACAATATTAGACCCAATTGGGTATTTACAGATTGTTTGAAAGATGAAAAACGACCTATTGCTAAGTGTATATCCGGTTCTACCAGATTATTTTCAGCTTGTCCTTTCTTCTACTTAATTATATTTAGGAAATATTTTGGGGCTTTTCAACTCCAATTTATAGATGACCGGATTTCTAATGGAAGTGCTGTAGGTATTAATCCTTTCAGTGACGAGTGGGATGTCCTAGCAAGGAAGCTACATCAATTTAGTAAAGATGACGCCTGTATAGGAGCTGGAGATTATGCAGGGTATGATGGCAGAGAGCAACCAGCTATTCACTGGGTCATTTTAGATATTATAAATAGATGGTACGACGATGGTGAAGTAAATAGAAACATACGTAGAATGTTATGGTTGGAAGTAGTGAATTCGCGCCATGTTAATGGCAATTACGTTATGAACTGGTATTCTAGCTTACCAAGTGGTCATCCCTTCACAATCGTTATTAATTGTATGTATAATCACATTCTTTTCAGATTGTGCTGGGATAGACTAGGTCTTCCTTCGTTCGACTTCAATAAGAACGTATATTTATGTGTGTGTGGTGATGATAATATTTTTAGTGTACACCCAGATTATAGAGAATACTTTAATGAATTGACCATAGTCAAGCCTATGGCCGATTTTGGAATGGAATACACCACCGAACTCAAAGGTACAGCGGTGTCACAGTTTAGATATCTTGACAAGGTGGAGTTTCTCAAAAGATCTTTTAGATACGAACCCATACTAGGTCGTTATGTGGCTCCTTTGAGATTGGACGTGGTGTTGGAAATTCCTTATTGGACTAAGAAGGTTTCCAATAGGGATAATATAACGTGCGATAACACAATAGAGACTCTTAGAGAATTATCGCTCCACGGTGTGGTTATTAATGATGCTTGGTATCCTAAGATAGTCAAGCACTTCGAGAAGAACATGGTTGGGATAAATCCTACTACTCCTCTTCGAATGTCTTGGAAAGATAGACTGTTACAAACAGTTGATCAAGACTTGTACCTATACTAATTAGCTATGACCGTCATGTCTTAAAACTGTCCCTTCCTCAGGTAGAGGCCACTGCTCACGATCAGAGCAACTTATAGATAATGTGAACTTGAATTTGTATATAAAATCCTAAGAACCTAAAATGAATTTATTGCTATTATCTTATTACACTTAATTATTTAATTTTACTACTCAGGATGGTGTATAGGCAGCCCCTTTAAAATCCAGAGTACCTTAGGTACGAATACACAGGTTAAGTGTCCTTGTATTTTAAATATTACACTTGCTGACAATAAAAATACCGGAGTTGCTACCGATTCTAGCAACAATAATTTTGGTCAGGCTACGGTTGCGGGCAATGATCAAACAACGAGTGCAACCACTAGGTTTACCATGGACGCCGACACCGTTTCGGCTACTATTAATAATCAATACAACATAGATTCTATGTTGTACAAGACTTCCTCTCTTGAAGAGAATCAGACCATCAAGGATTTTTTAGCCAAGCCGCGATTATTTGCGGGTGGTGTTTTTGGTCCACTGGATGGCGTTTCTACTTTTTCGTCATTTGTATCACCAACGAATATATTGAATAATGATTTGTTTTTAGATAAGATTAGAGGATTTCTTGGTTTCAGAGCCACTGTCGTCTTTAGACTCACAGTCAATGCGAACAAGTTTCAACAAGGGCGTTATATGCTATGTTATGTTCCCACAGGAGGAGCTTCTCCGGCATCAGCTGCCGGAATGCAGCGATATTTATCTCATACTAATACGCTTACCCAAAGGACCCAATTGCCTCGAGTTGAGATAGATTTGAGTTGTGATACGGAAGCGGTTTTGAGGGTGCCTTACAATTCAGCGTTGAATTATTACACCCACAACCCTGCTGATGCTTATGGTGCATGGGGTAGGTTTCAGATTTTTCCCTATTCACCCCTCGTCGCTCCGTCAGGATCAACAACGGCTCCTTATACTTTGTTTATTCATTTTGAAGATGTTGAACTTATTTCAGCTACCGTTCCACAATCAGGAAGATTTATGAAGGGTTCTAAAGGACCAAGTGAAAGGGAAGCAGAATCTAAGGGTGTAGGACCTATATCAGCTCCTCTCATGAAGGTTTCAAAATCAGCAGCCATTTTAGCAGAAATACCTTTTATTTCCTCTTACGCTACTAATTTAAGCTGGATGACGAATATTATGTCCAATGCCGCTTCAGTTTTCGGATGGTCTAAGCCTCGCAATCTTGATGCGCAGAAGAAGACCGTTCGCGAATCCTTCCCTGGAGCTTACAATGTGGATGTTACTGACGTTGGTCAATCTCTTTCCTTGTCGTCTCAAAATGCTGTTTATGCTCTACCAGGGTTTTCTGGCACTGATACGGATGAATTGGACTTCACATATCTTGCTACAATACCAGCTTATTATACTCAAACTCAATGGAATACCACTGACGTTTTAGGAGATGTTCTTTTCCAGACTGAAGTTTATCCGAATTACGCAGTAGCTTCTCGTACTGTTCCTGGTGGTATAGTAATTGTAGATTACACTCCAGTTGCATTTGTATCTGACTATTTCTCTTATTGGAGAGGTAGTTTGGTATATACTTTCAAACTGGTAAAAACAGGATTCCATAGTGGTAGATTGGCAGTTTATTTTGTACCTATAAACACTGCTCTGCCTGATCCCCCAATAAATTTGCTCAATTCCGCATATGTACACAGAGAAATTATAGATATTAGAGAGCAGAACGAGTTCACTGTTACAATTCCTTTTGTATCTGATACGCCCTTCAGACGTCTTACAGGTTCTGATGCTGCTATTGGCAATTTGTATGTCACTGTACTAGCTCCATTAACTGGACCAGATACAGTGTCCTCTACTATTACTCTTTTGGTTGAGAAATCAGGTGGTCCAGATATAGAATTCGCTGTACCATTTAATAATAGGAACACTCCTGTATATGGTGCCACTCCCCAATCCTCATCTTTTATGCAAGGAGCGAAGGGGACTAAGAACGTTTGTTCTATTCAGGATTACACTATAGGATCCTCTAGCATAAAACACGACCC